TACCTATCTATGGTAAGAGAGGTGAGATGCACAAGTATTTTGATCATGATAAGTTTGCAGCAGATTGTGATGGACAGACTAACCATCAGATGATATCATATAATAGTACTCAGGTCATACGAAATAGATTTAAAAATTGGTATGCTTCTGAGTTTGATTTGACATATAGTATGCGTTCTACAGGTGACTATATGAAAGAGCAAGCAGAACGTAAAGAACTTGTGTTAACTAACTATGCCATATGATGATCGTTATCCCCTTAAGGATTATTTGAACAGTATTAATTTCAACAAGGAAGATCTTATGCAAGATGATCCTGGTTGGGAAAAGAACTACTCTCCTTATGTCATTAACAAATGCCTGTCACATCACATGGACACACTAGCATTTGCTAATGAGATGAATCGTTATCCTAACTTGGATAAGAAATTACAATATTCTTTTTATCTAAATACAGTGAGACCTAAGAGAAGATTCTCTCCTTGGGGCAAAAAAGAGAAAGTGAAAGATCTTGACCTTGTGAAAAAATACTATGGTTATAGTAATGATAAAGCAATTCAAGCCTTAAGGATCTTAACTCCAAAACAATTAGATTACATTAAAGAAAAACTGAATAAAGGAGGTAAGAAATGAATGAAGTCGAAGTCCAATGGACAAAAGACGATATGGTTGAGGTGAGTTTGAAAGAACCTGATGATTTTCTAAAGGTTCGTGAAACTCTTACTCGTATAGGTGTTGCTTCAAGAAAAGAAAAGAAGTTATATCAATCATGTCATATCCTTCATAAGAAGGGACAGTATTACATAGTACATTTCAAGGAACTCTTCGCTCTTGATGGTAAGAAAGCAAATCTTTCTGAAAATGATCTACAGAGAAGGAATAGAATTATAAGACTATTATCTGATTGGGGATTAGTTAACGTTGTTAAAGAATCTGCAATAGTTAATGCAGCACCACTTAGTCAGATAAAAGTTATTGCCTACAAAGAAAAGGGTGAATGGAGTCTTGAGTCTAAGTATAATATTGGTAAGAAAAAACAACCCACAACTTTATAAATAGGCCCAGTTGTTAAAAATATATGGCTGAAGAAATTTTAGATGATAAAGTAGAAGAAGTTGTAGAGGAAAAGAAGAAGGGTGTCTTTGGTAAAGTCAAAGATGCTATACTTCCAGACCCCGAAGAACAAGCTGCTATCATCAGTACATTTGTACGCATTACGGTCCTTGCCTGGTCGGGTGGAATATTGACTTTAAATTATGTTGCTATTCCAGGTGTTCCTCAACAGAAAATCGATCCGACATTTATAGCTTCAGTGTTCACAGGAGTTTTAGCGAGCTTTGGAATTCAGACAGCCAGTAAAAAGGGTGACGGTACTATGAAGATGGATAAGAACGGCAATGCTGTCAATGGTAATGGTACTCCTCCTGTAACAGCACAGGATATAGAGGCAATCATTGCTAAGGCTGGTCCTACTCAAACAATTCGTATTGAGCAAGCACCTCTTAAAATAATCGGTGTCTCAGATACTGATAACAAAGAACCTTACAAACTTTAGAGTCATGCAAAAAATTATAAATGGAATCGCTATTGCAAGTGGTGTTATATCTATCACCCTCGTTGGTACTGTTGGGGTTGTATATCTCAATAAGGATGCTATTATCGATAACATCAAAAAACAAGCAATTGAAGCAGTAACAGGAGGTCTCGGTGGTGGTGCTATAGGTGGTGCTCTCACAGGAGATGTAGGTCTTCCTACACCTCAAGCAGCTGCACCTCAAGGTGCTAGTCTAGGTCTTCCTGTTCCTGGCGGATTCTAATGGACTTACAAAAGATTGCATCCACTGGTACAGCAGTTGTTGTAGTCGGTACTGGTACGGTGGTCGGTGGTAATGTTGCCATCGACAACTATACTGGTGGTCCTGAAAAAAGAGAAACTGCAAAGGCAGAACAGATAAGACAGATAGTAGCAGAAGAAGTATACTATCAATTGCTTAAAGCATACCCACCTGAGACTGGTAATGTAAAAGGATACAAACCACCAGTTCAAGATTATAAACAACAGATACCTAAATGATTAATTTATTAGCAGCAGCATCTCTTGACCTGAACGAGGCATGGAACCTATCATGGGGAGAAGGTATTCAGTTCATACTGGTACTTGCCTTTGTGTATTGGTTGAAGGTAAAGATAGATACAAGAGCAGGTCTTGGTAAAAAGAAATTGAGACAGTTGAAAACTGTAATCAAAGAAGCTATAGAAGAAACTAAAGGATAGTGGATACTTACTTATGGATCCTATTCGTGGCATACGTGACATTACTCTTGGTGGATTTAATATTCCTAACATCGTGGTCAGGCAATCCTCCACTAGTATTGGAGGCGTTTGGATAAGGAGACCCAATGTAAGGGAGATTAGTAATCTTAATATAGCAGATAATAGAACATGGCTTATGGATACTCCACAAGCTATTCCTCCAGTAGTTCCTGTTACTATTAGAGCAGGTACTCCAATAGTTGATATGCCTGGTTGTGTTAGGGTACATAAGGAGAACGCAAAGAACCCTAATAATAAAAATAAACAATTAGTTAATGATGACCCTAAGCAGAACGTAGTGTTGTGTGATAATGGGATGCCTTACTATCAACCACCTGAGTATGATTATAGAGAGCTTAGTTGGCAGACAGTTAATCCAAATGAAGAGGAAGTTGATGAAGGTGTTAATACAGATCAACCTCCAACACCCGATCTAGACACTCCAGAACCGCCTCCAGCAGGAGGTAATAGGGATGAACCTGTAGAATGTCCTCCACTTAATGCAAGAAGGGTTGGTGATCTATCTACTAATGGAAAAGAAAAGATAAAAGAATATAAGTTAACACCTGATGGTAGAGTATGTGAAACCATATGGGAACCTGTTCCAACAATGGATCAGTTCTTACCATCTATAGGAACAGTATCAACTACAGCTGCGATTGCTACTGTGGCGACGACATCTGCCCTACTTGCCAAACCCCTAGCTGATCTGCTCCTGAAGATTGTGAAACCTGTTGTGAAGAAGGTAATTGCGAAAGTTCAGAAGATGACTGGGAAGAAGGAGAAGGTTCTATCTCGAAGGGAGCGTCTATTGAAACAGAGGGAAGCTGTTGCTGCTGTAAAAGCTGCTCGGAAGTTGAAGGGGGGGTAAATTTGAGATTGGGCATATCATGTTGGTGTGGCATAATATTACCGCCTGGTGCAGTAACCATTACGTCAGCACATATAGAATGATAAGGTGATTTAGGATGGAACATGATACCAGCTTTCTTTAACTCACCACAATTTTTAAGACGAGCAATCTCAAAGTCTAATCTTTTATTTGCTGTTAACTGAGTCTGCATTGCTATCTGTGCTTGTGCTGCTTGATGACATTGCTTCTGGAATTTTCTATTCAATGGAATTGATAGTGTAGCAGAGAGACCAGCATTAAAGGACTGGTTTGCTTTCATATCAGTTCTTATAGGTTTGTACCAAGTGGGTGTCATACTACCACCACTACCTACTACATCAGGTACTCCATCAGGAGCATCAACGTCTATTTCTATTTCTATACTATCTCCATCTTCAAACCAACGACTACCGTCTGCTTTAGTACGAGTATCATACCAGTCTTCCCAAGGGTAGTTCTTTACAGTGACTGTTTGTTTAACAGTCTTACCCTCTACATCTGTTAGGTTATATTGTGGTTCATCATAGAAGTCCTCCCAAGGATCTTTACGTGAATCGGCAAACTGTATATAGGGAGTAAGGTTAAACGTACTACCTTGACATGACACACCTCCACCGTAGGTGTTAGTCACGTATGGACCTTGTAAAACTTGTATTGCCTGGTTCGTTACTGAGCCCGAACTATTGGCGATAGGATTAGCTGTTGCACTTACACCCCCTACACCTTCCGCCAGTGTGACAGGGGCAATCGCAAGATTTGATAGACATAATGCAGCTATTGGGTAAAGGTTGAAGTTGTGTCTGTGACACTTTTTATTGCTGTTGTTCTTTGGATGATTGTTTGATTGGTCATCCCTGGTCCTTGATACGTTTGTACGAAACTGAACGCCTCTCCTGGAGTCGTTATCGTGAAGTCTGAACCTGTACCAAGGTCTAATGAATCGAAGGAACTTGTTACGGCTCCTGTGATTGTTGCTCCATTCGTCGCTGTTCCTGACGTTGAAGGTTGTATTGTCACTGTTGATGTATTCACGTTGGGGTTTAATGGTTGTCCGTCGTTGGATATTCCATGGCCCGATACTGAGTATTCCCATCCTGTCCTATAATCAATGCTATTTATTGTCTCCGTGACAGTGCTTTCTGTCTCGGTATGACTCGTCATCGAGCCCTGTTGAAAGTTTGGGACCACGGGGACCGCCTGGACAGGAGCAGTGATGACACTTGCAAGTGCCACACACAG